ATTATTACCCCGTAGTAAACTCTTTTGCAAGAGGAAAGATTTTAGATAAGACCTTAGCGCACTCTAATGCGATTTGTGTATGTTCTTTTTGCGTGCCATTTGCAGAACGTAATTGTATATAGTGGATCCAGGATCTCAAGGTCCCGTTCATATACAGTTTAGATACAGTAAGCCCTTCAGGTAGTACGACACGAGCTTGTTCCTTAGCAATACCATTTGATACAGCCCACTCATATGCTTGTTTAGCTTTAAATATTACTGCTGCTTGCTGCTCTTCCCAACGCTCTTTAATATAATCATCATCAGTCTCAATACTATTTTGTCTATTTTTTGTATCTTGTAATCTAGCGTCTCTATAAACAAACTCTAAGTCTTCTACGGGGTTTGCGTACCGTTGACTAAATTCCTGGAATGAAAAGGAACGGTGTCTTAGTATCTGTCTTGCAATATCTCTCGTAGTTGTAATTTCCAAACACATACTTACCATCTCTAAAGGAGACCAGTGTTGATGTGCAATGAGATACTTTATAAGCTTTTCACTAGTCTCTTTATTATATTGGTTAGATGGGTTAGATACACGGGCACAGAATGCAACTAGCTCTGTGGTATTTTCTACAAAATATACTTCTGGCTGCGAGTACGATATCAAATCAACTTTAAACATTAGCACCTCTTCCATCCAATAAATTTAGCCTTAGCTGCTAGACCATTATAAACATTTTTTGCAATAATAGATTTAATATCTTTACCTGCAAGAACCATCTCATTTATATCTTTTTCTTCAATGTTTTGAGGCCAGATAACTACACTATAACCTCTTGCAATTACAGAGTCTAATACCTTACATACCTCTTTATTACGAGGCTGGTTATCAATAACTACAACAAGTTTTTCTTTATCAATATTAATATTTTGAAGCTTATTGAAGCCTGTCCCTGAAACAGCAATACTGTTATTTAAAAACAAGCTATCTATAGGGCCTTCGACCACATATATGAGGTTACTTTTATCAACCTCATTAATACCAAAAATTAAGGGTGCATCTTCTTTTACTTTAACTGTAATATATCTGAGAGCTTCGCCTCGTAGTGCGCGGCAGGTAACCCCAGATAGTTGGCCGTTGTCGTCATAAAACGGTAATACCAAGCGAGGTTCTTCTCCTTTGATACTTTCTTTGTATTTATCGTTAAGTTGGACGATGTTCTTAATGTTTTCGATGAAATAGATTTGTTTAAACTTTTCATATGGTATCTTTCTCTTTGTACAAAACTCGACCGCTTCATGGTCGAGTGGAAGGGTATCTAGACTATCACACTATACTTTTCAAACGAGTATTGTGAATGAAGTATAGAATCCATTTTCTTTAAGAAAGTAGAAAATGTCATCGACGCATCACAATTATGGCATTTATACCTCAGTTCATTTTTATAACTAAAAAAGTAACCTCTTGCCTTTCTTTTTTTGTTTAATGAATCGCCACAAATAATACAACGACAGTTATATAACGTATCGTCTTTCTTTTTAAATAAGGGTAATCTATTACTAACTAGTGATAGATATTTTTGATCAATATAAAGGGACATAAGATAAAAAAAGGCCTGAAGTAGGCCTTTATTATATAATAAAACTCAAAAATAAGCTAGAACAATTTATCCAATTTTATATGTGCCAACACGTAACCTACAACAATAGCAGCACCCATTATCATCCATCGCCATTTTTCTAATGATTGAACTTTATTGGCTATAGCTTTATGCTGTTCAGAACTCGCTTTATCTTGCTCATCAAGTTTTTCTATTAACCTATCATGCTTAGTTTCAATACTTTGATGTAAATCATCCCTTAAGTTGCTTATTCTCTCATGTAAGGTTGAATAATTTGCATCTATTTTTTTCTCAAGTTTCTCCACACTCGTGCTAATAGAGTTAACTTGAGTCTCTAAAATTATAATTCGGGCAGAATCATCTACTGAATTGCGCGCCATTACTGAAGCTTCCATTTTGTTATTTACGAGAAGCTTTTTGCTTTTTAACCCTTGATGTTTTATCAACTGTTTTTACTGGTTGAACGACAACAGGTGCAGTAATAGGCTCAAGCACTGGTTCTATTCTTTCTTCTACTTTACACTCTACTTTAACAGGTTCCTCTATTACAACATCTACTGTTTTAGGTTGAGGTGCAAGTTTCTCTTTAATAAAATTAATTAATCCCGATAGCATTTTTAACCTCTTGACGTTTCATAATTTTTCTTCTAGCTCTTTTATTAACAACTACCGTATCTGGTGTTAAACCGTCAATACCAGGGGTTGCTGCAGCATTATTAACAGGTGCATCTTCAGTAAAATGTTTAAATCCTAAAATTTTATCTTTATGTATAAAATCCTGAATAAATGTAACATCTTCTTCTAAAAAGTTTAGATCTCTACGTGTAATAAATTGTAATTCTAAATCTATTGGTTCTGAAGTAGCATAATAGTTTTCCTTAATTAGAGATAAGGCAGCTGCAAAATTAAGTAACTTTTTATTTTCTATTGGAACTTTATTTATAATCTTTTTTAATCTAAAAATCATTCTATGTAAAATTGAATAGGCGTCGCGCTCATCTACCGTATTCAATTGATTCATCTTCTTAAGCTCTTTACCGTACTTATCGATAATACCTAACCTGTAAGCATCCGTTTCCTCAAACGGTGTAACCAACATTCGAAGTATACGGTAAGCAATAATAGAATCTACAAATCTGGACATTTAAATATTTTGTAAAGCTTTTAGTATTTTTTCATCAACTGGTATCTCATAACCTTCTATTATAGCTTCTTGAGAATTAATAACAACTCCTATGGGCATATAATTGAGAAAAACTAAAAATGATTTAAGTTGTGACCAATATTGCTTTTCAATTTTAAAAAATAGCATATTGGTTACAGCTTCTGAACCAAATAAATTATTTAAAATAACTATATGGTTTATTATAAGTCTTTCTTTAAGACCTTTACCTGCTTTATATTTTCTAAAAAGTCTTTTTAAATACCTAAATCTTTTTAAATCATCTTCAAATTCAGCTATACCTTTACAGCTAGGGTTATCATAGTGTCGTAATGCATACATTGAAAAATTATCTTCTGTCAATTCAAATACCATATTAAGTAGCTTTAGCTGTTCCCCCGATTAAAAACCATTTATTATTTGTATAAAGCATGGTTGCGGTATTACCAGCATGTGTGAATAATATATTAGAGTTATTTACAACATTACCTACCATACGCATTGAACCACCTGCAGTGGATATCATACAGATAATTTTAATTTGCTGAGACGTTCCAGCCGGAAGAGAGCAATCCCCTCCTCCTGCGTCCGAAGCTAAGTGCGTAATAGGTTTTGTTAAATCTATAATACCAGGTGTTGTCATAACCTGTACTGTAGGATCTAAATTAATATTACCCTTTAAGGTAACATTTGACACGTTACTAAAAATAGTAGACGCAGAAATCTTTTTACTGGTATTAGATTGTACCAGGTAGAAAAGATCGCTACCACCAACAGTGGTAGCGTTTGTTAATTCACTTACTTTTGAGTCTGCCATATTTTAAATTATGCGCTGTCAGGTAATACAATATCATCATCAGCATCAGTACCAGCCCCTACCCCGTGGACCACGCCTGTAGCATTTGCAGCGAAGTTCTTTGACATAGCAACTAAAACTTCAGACTTTCTACGGTAGCTACCTTGAGCATCTGTGTAATCCATAAAATGCACCCAACCAGTATGAGATGCATTCGCTGCAGCGTTAGCAACGTTTATCTCATCACGATCGACGCCATATACTCTCTGTATTGTATATACATTCTCAGATAATGCAACATTACCAATGTATTTAGGTCCTTGTTGCACGTATGCAGTAGCACCAGAAGCCGCTTTACCATTATTAGTAAGGTCTAAAACAGTATCAGAAGTAACAGTTGCTACTTGAAACTTTGTACCCGTAATAATTAAATAATCACCTTCTTTAATATTGGATGTAAATGCTGTACCTGAACCGTTAACGCGTGTGTTACCCGTGTACGATGTTACCGTACCTATAGCAGCCACATTGTCTAAATTACCCCATGAAGACATTTAATTCTCCTTATTGTTCGTCTCTTTTACCAACTGGACCCAGATTTTCTGTTTTTCTATTGGCTCCGTGGTGTATATATTTACGGCGCATCCCCTCTTTATCAGTTACAACATACTCTGCATGGGATTCGCCACTCTTGGTACTATATTTAGGCGTCGAGACTTTGTGACCCATTTTCTCATGGGCTTTTACTTTAGCTTCAATGTCTGATCTCATAAACTGTTCAACGAAAATATCCGTATCCTGTTTATTAAATGCGTAATTAGCTAATTCAACAGCAGCTTCTTCCCCAACAATTGACTTGGCAGCAGTTAAATAGTCACCAAAAACAAAGCTTTCTGATATTTCGAATTCGATTGGAGTATGAACGTAAATTGTTTCATCCACATCATCTAAAAAATCTATACTTTCTTTTTGAGTTGCTTTAGTACCACTCATACGCAAACCAGCACGTTGAATACCTTTTACGTCTTTTTTAGCAAAAATTTCATTTGGATTTTTTGAAGCCGGCTCATCACTCATTTTACCAAGTTTCTTACGAATATAAGAACCAACTGTTGACTTTTTAAGTTCTTCTAATTCTTCAACTTCTTCTTTCATCTTAGCTTTTTTGCCAGCACGAAGATGCTCAAAATCTTTAGCTGTTATTTCATCCTTCTCCGGCTCATGTACATCGATCTTTTGTTGATTAGGGTGCAAAGGCTTTTTGGCTTCTTCAACAGCCTCATCTTTCTTACCTAACATAACTTCTAAAATTTTTCTTTGTAGTTCTTTATCCATTTGTATATCCCTAGTCTAATTTTGATACTGGAGTGTTTGACCAGTAGCGACACGACCAGTATCTCGCTTTCCAGCGAGGCCCTGGGTTATCACAATTATGTCTTGCTCTAAAACTTTTTTTTCTTATTGGATCATCTCTCTTAATAGAAAGATTTGGATCCCCGAAACCTACCTTTACTATATTACCTTTTTCATTCTTAACGTAAACCGCTCGTTTTTTTGGACCACCCGGGGTTAAGAACGGCTTACCGAGTTTTTTACCTTCATTATCCTCTTCATCTAGCTCACCCCAATCCTCATAAAGTTCATCACCCGTAGATTCAAAGTACTCTTCAACTATACCATATTCATCTACCTCAGGGCAATATTCACAATCTTCTTTCATAGCAGCCATATTATCCACTAAATTCGGGTATGGCCTGCCTGCTGCTTTTGCTCTTCTTTTAGCTTCAGCTTTTTGAGCAGGAGACATCTTACCACCTTTATCCTTATTAGGGTTAGGTTGATCCCAGACTGCTTCAGTTATTTCTTTTCTTAATTTTATGAACGATTTCATTGAAATGCTTTTTGTGTAAACTCCGCTTTTTTTAACCCCCAATGTCTAGCTTTCCAGTCGTTTTGTTCCATACCCGGTAAACTAAACCATTGATCTTTTTTAAGGTTGATATTGTTAACAAAATCTTGCCAATCAGTATTAAGTATTTTATTTTCAAGTAAATCTTTAATTTTTAAAGCCTGTTCATAATTATTATAATCTAGCTCTATATGAAGAACTTCTAATGCATCAGTATTATTATAATACTCTAGAGCGAAGTCTAATCCCCATTTGGGCTTTAATCTAAGATATTTATTAAGCTCAGGAAACACATTTTTATAAGCTTCTAGCTGTTGACGAGCATCAGTTGTAAAGCTATATCTTTGAAGTAGTAAACTATGATCTACTTTAAAATTAACATCCTCACAATATAACCATTCCTTCTGGCAACTTATATGGTTTAAACAATCATCTAAATGTAAATTATTAGCTTTATAGTACTCTTGTTCTAATTTTGATAACTCAAAACCATCATTATCAAAATATCTTACGTTACGTTGATTCAGTAAACTTGAATCAATTGTTTGCTTTATATTTAAGTCGAAATCAAAATTATTATCGACATATTTGATCATTATAGGTCTTCGTCGTCTATAGGCCCGTTAGTTAACCAAATTGCGCATGTTCTTGATCCTGCGCATTTAAAATGCAATAAATTACAATACCCCAAATCAGCTTTCTCAATAGTTGCTTGAGCGCTTGAGCCTTTAGTATCTCCTACTATACCTTTTTCTATGCAAGCTCTCATTTTGTCTGAAACATCGAATGCAGCACAATTTTCACACTTCATAGACTTTGCCACCTCGGTATCAATACCCCAGATATCAGCTAATTTTTGCCAATGATCTCCCGGTTTTAAAGGATTAGCAGGGCCGTAATGGTACTCCTCTATCGCGTGTTGTCTATTCTTAATATTAACATGAACGTCCATGGTAGCGATTGGACATATTTGTTCTTCTCTTAAATATATAAATTTTTTCATCTACGTTTATTTTTAGTACCACCTGGTGCTTTAGAAGATTTTGTACCACCTGGTGCGGTAGACTTTCTATTACGATAACCTGCTAAACGCTTTTGTTCTATAGATCTCATTTTTGGTAACATCTTTGTAGCAATAGCCGCCTGCATGAATTTCATTCTACCTACTTGCTGCTCAATTCTATCTTTTTCTGTTGCTGATAGCGTAGATTTATCTCTACCCTTTAAAAATCTTTGATAAACAGCTCGTCGAGCCGCGACCACCGCTCTCTTTTTAAGTACATTCATAGACGAAGCCCGTCGTAGTTTCATACCCCTAGCTACATTACGCTTACCTTTAAACCGCATGAACGCTTGTCGTTTCTTTAATCTAGCCTGTACCGAAAGCTTTTCTTCTAGCGAATCACTTTCTAATTCTTCTTCTTCATCATCACTGGGTTCGTAAACCAATTCATCATCTTCGTAGAGATCAACGATGTCTTCCCACTGAAGACTTTTGACCATTTTATCGATCTCTTCTTCAGAAATATCTTCTTCTTTATCTTCATCTTCTTCTTTTATAAAGCTTGTAAAAGTCTTCAGTGTATCTTCTTTTTTAAGAGCATGTAATTCTTTTTGTTTTTGTGCAGCTACCATTTTATAATGCTCTGGGTCTGGTAACCCTTTAGCTTTTCTCAATTCTTGCTGCTTAGCATATAATCGTTCTTGAGCAGTGGGTGTAGGTTCACTTATTTTTATTTTTATTGGTCTCACTGCTTCATCTACTTCGCCAAAATCAGCTTTTGGAACATGAGCAAAAGGTAGATCACTAATAATGCTATCTCTATGGCCATGTATTTTTAACATTTCTTGTACATGCTTTTCCATATACCCTTCATGTTGGTCTAACACACCTAATGATTGTAGTGCGTCATGAGCAATCGTCATATGATACGAAAAATCGTGCAGCATATTATTGGAAACCATGCCAGCTGCTCTTGACTTTTTCAAGATTGACAAGTAATTGTCTGTAGCTTCTAACGACGTCTTTAGCAGCTCATGTTGAAGAAATTGATCTGTAATCATTTTGTTATTGACCTTAACATCCAAGCGTGTTTTTCGTGTTTTTCAATTCTATCTTGGATATGATTTGCTATACCAAAATTAGCATCTTTTTCTGCCTCGTCGTATGTTTGATATAACAAAGCTAATAAACGATCATTATCACTTCTAAGATTTACTAGCATAGTTTTAGCATCTGGTATAGTTTCATTCTCATCAACCGCTGAACCATAAGACATGAGCCTGGCTAACGAAGGCGGTGCATAAACGTTTAATGTTCGTATCAACTCTGCAATTGAATCTACAGAGTTGTGAGCATCTGTATAAAGTTCTTTAAGAAATTCGTGATATTGCACAAAATCTGGCCCTTCTATATTCCAATGGTAAGAATGAGCTTTAAAATAATATGTAAACACATCAGCTAGTAATTTACGTAAAGTATCTGCTAACATTATAACCCCAAATAGTGCTTAAACTGCATTTTTTTAACATGAGATGGTTTAAGCGCTATACCGGCTTGAACTTTTCTAACTACATCTGGCGTTGTGTGTCTCAACCCTTGCTCTGATGTAGGTGGTTCGTTTAGATGATGGCCAGCAACTTCTCCAATATGTTTATTAGCTCTTATATCTTCAATCATTGATTTAAATTTCTGGTATGCTTCTGGGCATAATTCAAAATTCTTTGTTTGTATACCGTCAAAATTTAATTGATTTTTTACTGTTGGTTTAATACCCATGTCTTCTTTTTGCTGCTCGGTCATTAAAAGTACGGGCACTTTATTTTTAAATGCAGTAAAATTAACCGCGAAGCTGAGCTCACACACGTCACTAAGCCAATGTTTTTCTAATTTATTCTCTTTTAGTTCAATAGTAACATAATTTGAACCTCTAAACACTATCTTACCTATTTTACCTTTAGCTTCTACTATAGTACCTAATTTAAAGATATCCCCAGCGACATATTGCTCTCTAATATCTTTCTTATTATTAACTTTTTCTCCAGGTGTAGTATCTCTCATCTTATTAGTACCTTTCGTTTCTCCCCACTGATATTTAGAAACCTTTAAATGCGGATCATAGATTTCATGAAGTCCCATTCCGGACCTAACATCTCGAAATAAGTCTTTTGCATGTCCCTCATGGGTTGCAAGTTTACTTGGTAGATGTTTTCTAAAAGATGCAAAGTCATTACTAGCGGCATGCTTGCGCATATCTGTACCTGATACACCGGCTTTCCTTTCGCCTGTTGAGGCTGTAGTTATAGACTTAAAATTATAGTAGCCGTGTTTACCTTCTTTACCATTATAAGCTTTTAATTTATTATATTCCTCTGCTCTATCCGAACCCCCAGCAATAACTACATGCTTATAACCTTTCTTGTGTAATTCTGAAAGGTGGTGAAATATAGTAGGGTTTTCTTTTGACGATGTTATTACATTCGTTTTAGGGAAAGCCCGTTTTAAATGCTTTATTTTTTGATGAGCAGTGAGTGGGTTTTTCTTTGCGTCTTGAGAGTGAGATGCAAT